CCAACCACACTAGCAACTGACGCTGTACCTGCTGCTATCACACTAGAAGCTATGACCTCTGGTGCAGGTATTGGCATTTCCCCAAAAAATGGTAGATTAAACGTAGCTATAGCTTCTTCAGTTGATAAAGTTTCTTTGGTGGTTGGCAGGTTTGTCGGTATTGTCTCTGGTGTTACTTCTAACGCTTCCTCCGTTGAAGATGCTTTTTCTTCTTCAACAGAAGATTCCTGACCTCCCAAACCCGACTCTACCTGCTCCAAACTTGGAAGGAGTACGGGATCTAGGTACGGAATCTCTGCCACAGGTGGATAGAAAATTGTTTTAGGTGGTACGAGAATATAATCTGTATCTGGTAAATCAGGCAGATTTATTTCCATTCTTTTTCTTTTTTGCTCTTGCTATTTGAAGCAATAAAAAATCTTTTTTACTAATCTTGCCATCTTTATTGGCATCAATTTTTTTTTGGTTTCCTTTAAGCATCTGACTCAGGGGTAGTTCTATCATTAATTATAGCTGTTAATTCAATAAATCTTTTTTCACATTCTTTTACTACAGCTTGTGCTTGGTTGTGCTTGTTAACAACATTTTGCAATTCCGCTTGTAGTTCTTCAGTTGTAGGTTTTGACATTAATTATTTATAGTTAATCAATTTTACTAAGCAGCCTCTAATGCTGCAACTCTAGTTTCTAATGCTTCTCTTTTAGTTATCTCTTCTTTCAAAGCAGCAGTAAGTAAAGGTACAAGTTTTGAATGATCTAATGACTGTGGTTTTATTGCATTTTCTTCTTTTATATCTCCAATTTCTTTACCTTCTGGTAATATGTCACCTGTTTCATAATATCTTGTTTCAGTTGCATCTTTTACTCCACTAACAGCAGTAGGTACAACAGGTGTAACTTCATGTGCAAAAAATCCATCATGTATAACTGAAGGTTCTTTTATAAAATTAAATTTATAGGGTTTGAGTTGTTTTAATCTAGTAATACCATCTGATATTGCTACTGCATTTTCTTTTAATCTATAATCAGATGATGTATGGTAAGTAACTGAAGTAGTACCAGTTTCAATATGACCTGTAAAATCGTTATTAAATCTAAAAGTTTGGATTGTGCCAGCAGTATAATATCTTGTCAAATCTAAACAATCATTTTTCTGTGATTTAATTGCAACTGTTTCTGTAGATTGTGCAGAACCATTAACATCAAACACATAAGGGTCAAAGTTACCTGCTTTAGAAGAAGATGCTGAAATTGCTTTACCAGAGACTTGTCCAGTTACATTAAGTCCAAATTCATTAAATTTACCTCTTTCTACTGGACTAGGTGAAGTACTGCCATCTCCTGTTACAAAACGAATAGTTCTATTTTGATTAGATCTACTTTGAAGGATTAAATCTCCAGCTAATGTAGTACCACTAATACCATCGCCAGAATAAATATATGCTCCATTTTCTCCTGTTACAAAACTAGATCTGCCGTCCATTCCAAAGCTAATTCTGCCATCAGCAGGGATAATTGAAACAGTATTTGAATTATTAAGAGTTCCACTTGAACCAAAATGGGTATTTCCAGACGAATCTATACGCATACGTTCTGTACCATCATTCGTATTAAATCTCATGTAATTTGAATCGTGGTAATATCTAATTCCACCAGCAGTTTTTTCAGCATCACTACTTGTTCCATCTGAAAATTCAATGTGTCCAGAACTACCTGTACCAGACATTATCGTCATTCCATGATTTCCAGAAGCAGTTCCTATTACTAAATTTCTTGCAGACGCAAAAGAACTAACAGGAGAAGCGTTATCTATACCCACGAATCCATTTGAATCTATACGCATGCGTAGAGCTTCACCATCAGTTGAACTTGCTGTGTTTGTATAAAAATCTAAAGCAACATTATTAAGATTACCACCTTCTTCTTTTGCTTCTATTCTGCAATTTCTTTCTCCCAAACTATTGGTAATACCAAATTTTAATTGTGCAGAACTTGCAGCATTTGTATCATGTTGTGTGTTAACAAGTCTTAAAAGTTGTGAGTCAGGAGTTCCTGTATTATTAATTTCTAATTTTGCACTTGGATTTTGTGTACCTATACCTACTAGTCCAGTATTAGTTACACGCATACGTTCTTGTTGGTTTGTACCAAAAAGTAAAGGATAAGACCCTACTGTTCTTAACAATCCACCAGTTGTATCTGCTCTAAATTGTGCTTCTTTATTACCAGCAGTTTCTTTAACACTTATTGTTGGACTTGTACTTTTATCAACTACAAGTGTGCTGCTTGAAAAAGTAATAAGACTACCATTAACTGTTAAATTTGACTCAGCATCTAATTCATTTACATTATTAGTTCCAGTAATAAATCTGGTTGTGCCATTGTTGTTTACAAAAGTCTCTATTTTAGATTTAGCTATCGCTGCACTTGCGTTTATGTCTGCATTTAAAATAGTTGCGTCTTTAATTCCTTTTGTTGATACTTGTGTGAGTGCCATAATTAACTAGGTTTAGAAGGGAAAGTAACAGATGTTAAATCTAAATTACCTTGTGCATCAAGTTTAGGAGTTGCACTTGCTGGCAAATCTCTTAACTGTTGCCTATAGGTTTTCCAGGCATCAGTCATTGTTACATCAGATAATGCCATGTAATCAGTTTCCGATAGTCTTGCATTTCTTTCAACTCTTAGCAACCTCATAGGTTCTGCATTATTTAATCTTGTTACTTCAGCATCTATTTCAGCTTCAGTTGGTGCAGTACCACTGTCTTGCCAATCAAATCCAGAGTAATCTTCACCAACCCATTTCCATGTTGTGTTAGGTTTAAGCTTTGTTAAAGCCAAAATTCTATCGTAAATCACCCTTTCATCTCCTGTAAATACATATATGTACGAGTGTCAGTGCCAGTTCCCCCTACCAGTTTAACAAGACTACCATCAAGACTCATTAAACCGATTTTATAAGTTTGTTGAGAAGTACTGTTTGGTGAATCTATATACCAATGAGTATGTGATCCCAGATGTTGTGAAATATCACCACCAGCACGATACGTACCACCATTTTTTCTACAAAGTTGTGTAGAACTTTGTACGTTTCCATTGTGTACAGATGTCATTATTCTTCTGTCTCGATCATTTAAACCTTCAAAATCTAATACAGCAATAATTATAATTTTGCTGCTAGTAGCACTTGGAGTTATAGAAGCACTTAGTCCAGAATCTTGATAACTTCCATTTGAAGAAGTACTAACGTTGCTACCTAATCTTGATATAGATGTTGTTTGTAAAATATCGCCAGCGTTTTGACCTAATCCTGTTGCAGTATGTATAGCTGAACTATCGTGAAAATGTATAGACATTATGATACCTCTGTTAAATTAAACTTATACTTTTTGCCATTGCGTTTGTTAATCAAGAATAGCGATTCCTCTCCTTCTTGTATAGTATAACTTCCCCAAGTTCCGTCAACGTCATTCTTACCGCCTTCGTTAGATAAATTAAGGTCGTTGGTGTAGACGTTTGCCCAACGATTAGAAGTACTACCTAAATCGTATGAGTTGTTAGATGATGGTATTAGATGACCAGCATCTTGAAGTTCTAGTTTATTAGTGTTATTTGTTCTAAAGATTATTGAATCATTATCTAAATTTGCAATAAACAAAGCACCATTTGTAGAACTTAGTTTTCCAATGTTTGCTCTATGAGAACCATTACCAGTTTTAAATTTTATGTACGATACACCACTAGCATCACTTCCTGATCCTTGTACACTTACATGATCTGAACCTGTCTCAAACTTTTTATCCCCATTGTTGTATAAATCTACAGACCCATTTTGAGTCATTTCAATATGTTTTTCTAAATTTCCAGCATCTCTTATTATGATGTTGCTACCTTGAATAATTAAATTACCACCACCTACTTCTGTAATAAAACTGTCACCACTAGATGATTGATGTTCTAGTTTTAAAGAACCACTACCAGCACCTAATTTAATTTCATCATTATCACCCATCAATATATTATTACCATTACTTTGTAAGTCACCGCCTAGCTGTGGACTTGTATCTGCAACTAAATCTGTGTTTACTGTTTCAAACGTAGGGTCTGCTCCGTTGTTTGCTCTTAAAAACTTGCCGTTATTGCTTGATGTGCCATGTTCTAGTTTAGCTAGGGTTACAGCTTGGTCTTGTATTTTAGCTGTTTCTACTGCGTTTGATTGTAAGTTACCTGCACCAACAGCAGCATTAGCTAATTTGGCATTTGTAACTGCACCACCACCTAATTCATTTACTGTTACAGCTCCATTTGCAATTTTATTTGTAGTAACTGCATTATTAGCAATTTTATTTTCTATAACTGATCCGTTTTGTAATTTTACTGATGAAACTGTATTATCAGCAGGTACTTGTAAACTTACTGCTGAACCTATTTGTATAACAAATACTTCGGTTCCTGTCGGTAAATTACTTCCAAAAATAATAGTATTACTATCAACTAACGCAAACCCCTCTGAAGGTGCAGAAGTACCTGTATTTGGTTTTTGTATTACACCATCAACGCTTACTATTAGTTGTGCTGCGTTTGTAACGCTTGCTGCTGAACCACTATTACTTCCTTCTCTAAGATCATAAGTAGCAATACTTCCATTAAAAGTTGGAGATCCAGTACCGCCAGCAGGGCATAAGAATAAAAATTTAAAATCTCCAACAGATGTGACTTCTTTAAATGCGTTAGTAGTGCTGTCAAAAACTTTCATCTTGTCAGCTTGTTTATCGTATATCAAATCTCCTTCGTCATTATTAGAACTTGGTTCTCCATTAGTTACTCGATACCTGGCAGCAAAATCATTTATATCATTACTAAGACTTAAAAGATCAGCTTCTTTTAAAGTTGCTTTGTGATAGTTATATACTTGACCAGAGCCAGTAGAACTGACCATTACAGCTACACCATTATCAACAGTAGAACTATTAAAGTTACTAGCAAAATTATTAATAGTGACTGTAGACCCACCAACAGTTCTTCCTGTTGTGCTTGTACCAGATCCATTAACAACAAGTCCACCTGCATCTGCAATACTTATTACAACACCTGCTTGCGGTTGTGTATTAGGAAATGCTGCATCTGTAGCAATAACCTCTAATCCACCAATAGGTGCTAACTGTGCTGCAACAAAATCTACAACAGCACCAGAAGTAGGAAATTTTGTATCATCATCAGTAATAGTGGTTTGCTTTGCCATGCCATCTATCTGGTTTAGATCAGCAATATCAGAGGTTAAAGCTGTACTGTCAGCTAATTTAGAAGCTGTAGCAGAAGGCATACTAGATAATGTTGTTAGTTCTCCATCTAAAGGTTGTGATGTAGCTGCTATGTAAGCTTTTGTTGATTGTTGTGTTGGTATTTTTGTGTCTGAGTTTGAGCCAAAATTATCTTCATCTAAAACAAACTGCATAGCTGCTGTAGATGTATCACTATTCATTACTGCACCAGCAGCATTTACATTAGTTGCATCTGTAACATCAGCAGAAGCTTCTATACCATTTAACTTAGAGTGGTCGGCATCTGTAAAAACATTACTATCAGAAGCAGCTTCTACTGCTGCCCTAATTTCTGCATTGGTTTGATCTGCTGTAGCACCATCTTCTACATTTATCATAGTGCGTAAATTAGCTGGTGTTATTTCTTCAATAACCCCTGCACCACTAGAATCTCTACCTAAAATTCTGTTAGTTGCTGATACGTTTTGTATTTTTGAATATGTAATAGCATCATCTTGAACAGCATTTGTATCAACTGCGTTATCTGCTAATTCACTTGCTGTTACTGCATTAGCACCTATTTGTGTAGAAGTTATAGTATCGTTTGCTAATTTTCCTCCTGTAATTGTAGTGTTTGCAATATCTCCATCAACAATAGTTCCATCAACAATGTTTGCAGAAGCTACTGTAATATCAGTCGGTAATTCACCACTACCAAGTTTAGCTAAAGTTACAGAGTCATCAGCTAATTTTGTGCCAGCTATATTTGCAGAATTATTAATATCAGCATTAACAATAGTTCCATCATTTATCATTGTTGATGTAACTGTACCTGTATCTCCTGATGTAATAATCGTTCCAGATCTGTCAGGTACAGTAATTGTTCTATCAGCAGTAGGGTCTGTTATTGCTAACGTAGTTTCATTACCATCATCAGTTGCACCTTCAAAAACTAAATTGCCTGTAACTGTTTGCGTACCATCTCTTTTTACAAAATCGTTAATTATTTCTTGTTGAGCAAATAATATTTGATCGCTATTATTATCTAAATCTGTTTCTGTTAAGACGCTACCATCTGCAAAATCTACCTTCTTTGCACTTATATTTGTATCTCTTGTTAATACAATATTAGCTGTACCACTTGGAGGTGTATTACCAGCAGTAAATTGAACTTCAGAACCAACAATATTATAGTGAGTACCTAGTGTTTTAAGAACACCACCTACTTTTACATCAACTTCTGTGTTAGCGAGAAAAGAAAAAGATATAGCAAAATTATTTTGACTACCTGTACCATTATGATTTTGTGTAGTAGCTGTTGTGTTAGTAGCCATAGTTAATTGCCTAGTTTTTTAATTTTTTCGTAGTTTTCAATTGTTGCTTTGGTTGTTTCATTGTTGATTATTTCTATGTTAGCAGAATATCTTTTAAATAATTCTTTATTTTCTGGTAAACGTAACCATTCATTTCTTGCTTTTACTTTATAGTCTGCCACTATTTTTTTAATATTTTTTGAAATTATAGCTCTTGCATTGTCTTGAACACCAACCATAATATCTTGATTAGTTGAATCAACTTCTTCACCCATAGCAGTTTTATAAAAAGCTTTCATGTCAGGTTGATTTAATTTTTTATATAAATTTACTATTAGTCTTTGACCATCTATTTTTGTATTAAAAGCTAAATACTTAATATAACTTGCATATTGTTTGCTTGTAAGTTCAATACCACTACCCTGTATTCCTTGTTTTCTAAAAAAGAATTTTTTGGGTGGTTGCAAAGATATATTCAAGTCATTAATAACACTAAGAACATAATTATCTTTTGTATTAGTAGCAGTAAAAGGATTTAAAACATCAAAGGTATCAGGTCCAAAACCACTAGGATATTTAACAACTGAACCTGTTAACCAGTTTCTATCAGGTTCTAAATCCGCATTATAATAAGGTATTGTTCTTGCTAATTCATTAAGAGTTTGTCTAAGACCTGTAATCATTTCATCTGCTGGATAATATGTAGTATCTAGTTTTGTTTTGTCTGTAGCTCTTTTAACCGATCTACCAAGGCCAGCAACAGGATTTATAATATTAGCAACTCTTCTTGCCAATAAACTTTGTAGTGCATAAGGATTATGTATGGCTTCAGCAACTTCACTAAGACCTCTTATATAAGTTCTGTCTGTTAAGTTTCGTGCAATAGAAACAGCAAGTGCAGTAGAAAAATCATTTCGTTCTTGACTACCTATTTGACCTTCTATTTCTACAAAATCTGCTGCAAGCATAAATAAACCAGACCAAGGATCAAGTCTTTTATAAGAAATATATTTATATTTTGGCTTACCACTTTTTGTTAAAACTATTTCCCCATTTGAATCTCTTACAAGAAATCTAAATGAATATGGTTGCCAACCTTCTTCTTTTAATTGTTTTACTAATGTTCTGTTTGCTTCTGCTGTATCACTAAATCCTACTGTATTTGGACCTGCACCTGTCATGCCTATCTCTGCAAAAGGATTTTCCATATCTCTAGCAATCAAAGCTACTGAAAAAGCAAACCCACCTCCTAAATACATCTCACCTCTAGCCCTTGCAGCAATATTAGGATCTGTACTTCTAAGTGCTTGTCTGTATTCACTTAAAAATAAATTTACAACAGGTGTATGTCTTATTTGTGTTTTAAAAATATTTACAGGAGTCCTTACAAAAGGAAAAACTATTCTTCCGTAAGGGTGTTGTGCAAAATTTTGTATTCTTCCAGCAAGTCCTGTATTGTCTAATTCTTTTGTAAATGTAGCTTCAGCAGCAAAGTCTTTTGCTTTTTTATATAATTGTTTAATACTTTCTGGCATTTTTTTAGTGCTGCCAGTATCAACAATTTTAAATACTTTTTCTGTTTGCTCCGTAATATATCTTTTTAGTTGTTCTCCTTGTAGATTGTTTCTTATTCCTTGTTCCCAAGCTTCTGCTTTTACATAAGCTCTAAAGTTTACTTGTTTTAAAAACTCGTCTTCTGTTATTAACATACGAGAACCAAAACCATTTATTCTTCTAAAGTTGTTGTAAATAGAAGGAAGCCAAGCATCAGCTAAAAACACATCAACAAAAGGTTTTACTGTTCCTCTAGTGACAATATTTTGATCTGCAAAATTTCTTACATCTTCTGCATTTATATTTCTTGATACTCGTTGTGCATCTGAAACCATTGCACCTCTATCAAGTACATTTTCATTTACCTTAAAAGCTTTACGAGCAATATTAAAAGCATCACCTAAAGATTCACCCATATAAATAAACTGTTTCCAACCTTTTATAAATTCATCAGAATTAAATTCTGGCTTAAATATTAAATTATCTCTTCTAGCTAAAAGTGTATCTGCAAAAGAAATATCCATATCTTTTCTAAAAACAATTTTTGCAGCACCAAGAGATTGACTTAGTGGTTTCGATAAAGTATTTAAACTTGTAGATAAAAGGTTAACTATATGAGTAGGTGGACCGCTAAGAATAGAGTTGATAAATATTTCGTTAGTAAACTCTACACCTTTTAAAAGCAATCCTTTTTTAATCATGTGTTTCATAACTTCTGGATTACCACCTGCTACGTTCAAGTATTTTGTAAGTCTTGTTAGAGCTAAAGCAGCTTCTTGATCTCCTTTTTCTACTAAATCAAAAATCTTATTAAAGGTTTCATCTATCTCACTTACTCCTACGTTTTCAACAAAATCTCTATTTATATTATTTATATTTTCTGTACCTCTTGATCTCCTACCAAAATCTTTAGCTTCTGTTACTGTATCTCTTAAATCACCTGCAATTCTTCTTGCACCTAAAGTTTGAGAAGTAAGAGAACTGACTCCTTTATTTAAGTAGACAAGACCTTTTAATACTTTTACTTCCTTTAAAAATGCTGGTTTTATTTCTTTTATTAAATCTGCATTTTTTGTAGCTATAGCATTATGCAAAGCAGCAGATAAATTAAAAACAGCTTCGCCATTTTTATTCATCATTTGATTTACAGATATAGTTGTAGCAGGTAAGTACCTTGGATTGTTTATTATCTTGCCATTTTTAGTTTTTTTGAAAGGACCAAATTCTTGTAAGAAAAATCTAGCAGCTTCTAAAGCTTCTCCATTTGTTTGTCTTTGAGAAGCAGCAAACATATCTCCTAAAGATACAGACCTAGCCCATTGCCCTAATTCATCTGTATCTCTAAAGTATTCAGCAATATTTAGAAGACTATCTGTAAGCTCATCAATACCACCACCAGTTATGTTTGGGTTGAATGTAGATTCTATTTTGTCACCGACTTCTGGTACTTGTGTTGTATCTCCTATACCTTTACCTTTTTTTACTTCTAAAGGTTTTACTAAGTCAATAACTTTTTCATCTAATAATTCGTTACCAGCTTCATCAATACCAAGGTCTTTAAACTTTAATTTTCTTTTACGTTCTAAGGTTGATATTATTTTTGGAGCTAAAGGAGAATTTCTAAAACCTTTTAAACCCACAGCTAACCCTGTTAAAACTTCTCCTAAAATTGCACCACCAAAAGCTTTTCTTAATCTTGCTTCTATCGGAGATATATCATCATCAGCTTTAAATACTGATGCTGGCATTTTCAATATGTCTATTACAGGTTCTAATGAACCTTCATATTCATCAACCATGTTGTAAAGGTTTTGTTCAAATGGATCTTCTACAACAAAATCTGTAAGAAAACCTGCAACAAGGTTTCTTGTCCAAGGGTTTTTAATACCTTTAAGACCTTTAGTAAAGATCCCCATAGGTAGTAAGAACTGAGTTATAGCTTGTGGTATCTGAAAAAATGCACCATCATCTTCTCTTTCAAAATAGCTGTAATCAATAAGGTCGTTATTGTCGTATGGATTGCCAGCTAGATAGTCGTATATATCATCTGCAAACTCTACAGTTTCATTTATTGCTTTTAAAGGACCAGTAATAGCTCCTCTTAAAATTTGTGATTGTGGTGTTTTAGTTATTTCTTCACTTACTTTTTCTTGTTTTTCTCTTGATTCATTTATTATTCGTGATCTGTTTTCAAGTATTTC